ACATCTTCCCACGCGCCAGTGCTAGTAGCTTTGAATAGGCCAGAAGTACTACCATTGCCAGCATAAGAAGTTATAGATAGACAATTAGTGGCAACTCCTCCCCTAACTACTGTTTGTTGTCCCGAGGGAGCGGCCACGTTACTAGAGTTTCCTACCGTTATAGTGCCAGCAGCGTCTGCTGTACTCCATCCCCCAGAGGTGACAGTTACAGCTTTAATCTTAGTAGTGGAGCTAGCTGATGTATCAGTTAGAGTATCTCCTGGAAATACCTGAACACTTCCAGCGGTAAAGCTGTAGGATACATAATCCGATATAGCATACAAAGCATCCTTGTACCAGTGCAGGGCCGTTAAAGGACCATTTCTGTCTGTGCTTGCTAGACTATTAGGGGCCATCCTTACTCTATTGTCAGAGTAAAAAGAGGAGTTCATGCTGGCCGTGGAGGTAGCAGCTGTGGTGTCGTAGTAAATTAGTATATCCACTACAGTAGCAGATTCTGAGCTATCAGCGCCCTTTAATATAGTGGATGACAATTTCATGGCAAGAAATGCCTTGTAGTTAGTTATAGCAACTAAATACTTCTGCTGGGAGACCACAGAACTTACTACATGCCCGATTATCCCAGCGGATGTCTCCCCTATATCCATGTTATACAGGGCTTCTCCCGTAATGAGCCCGGTAATAATTCCTGCGTTGAAGGATATTTCAACTAAATTGGTATATACAAGGGAACTGTTATATCCCTTGTCGTCATAAATCTCGTACCCATTAATGCGAGAGTAGCCCAGTCTGTCCACTATCTCGTAATTGAGGCACTCAGAAAGAGTGCCTCTGTTTGTATCTAGAGCCTCGTCCACAAAGTCAAGACCCCCCTGTAAGGGGAGCACAGCTTTTTGGTATTGATTCTCTGAGGGCATTAGTATAGTCTCTTAGGCTTTAAGTGGAATTTTGGTCGATACTTAATCTGTAGACGTTGTAGCAAGTCTTTGTAATACCGTTCTGCGCGCCTAGCTACGGAAGGCTGCTCATCAAACTCGCCGTACATCCTGACAGCCAGCCACATAACCAAATCAGTAAAATCCGCTGGAAGCCCCTTAGGCTCATCGTCCCACTCCACCAGATTTTGTGGAGTCCGTGAGTAACTGAACTTGAGAGTCACTGGCCTATCGGGGTGTGGATACAGCCGCCATCTGCCCGTGTTATCTTCTGTTATGTAGATAGGGGTGGACGGAGGAGTGGTGAGATTGTCATATTGCACAGAGAATATGTGCCACGGCACGAAGGTTAGTGGTCTAGTCGTTGACGGACTATCTGCCTCGTGGTCTATGATATGGAAACTGTTGTTATCAATCTCACTCGCCTCGTGCACGTAGTCGTTGCTAGAGCTCTCCTCGGAGAATAGAAAGCTCTTCCAGCTATGCAGGTATGCAGTATTAGGTATAAACGTTATGGTAGGTATACTTGGGGAGGGTAAGGAGCCAAACTGAGCACTGTAGCCTGTCGGAGTGCCTGCATCATTGTATACTTCCCCTACGGTAAATCCCGTCCAAGTACTTGTATCCTTGTATACATATCCTACAGCAGAGCCAGCGGCCATGATTCCGTGGAAGTCTACACTGTTACTTCTAAAAGTAAATCCCGAAGTTCCTCTAGCAGCATCGTTAGTGTTCGGGTTCATTGAAGTTATCTGAGCGGAGACTGGCTCTAAATATTTAGGAAGCATTACACCATTGTATGTGGCTAAACTGCTGATCCCAATGTACACAAAATCTCCTACTTCTATCCCGTCCGCAAAAAACGTGGGGGCGGGGGTCATAGCTCCTACAGTATATTCATACATGACTCCTAGAGGATGGAAATAATCCCCCCCTGCCTTAAATGAGTACTCACTAGCAGGGGCGCTGCCACTGGCATCTAGGTCAAGATATCCAAAGTCTCTACCTACTACGTCACTATACTGAGTGAAGGTAAGATCTTTGTACGACGTGCCAATAGCCACGTCATTATATAGCAGCGCATCGTCTGTACCAAATATATCAATAGTAGCTGGAGGCACCGCAGTGGCTATATCTGTCTCTGTGTAGAACATAAGGCCAGGCTGCAAAGTGACCAATGCCCGGTTGTTTAGAAACTCCCAATCAAACGCCACCTGTTGAACTGTCTTCCAGGCACGAGCAACCCACGTCTTGAACCTGTTAAGCATTGGCTCTGTGTTAGTCGTGAAGTCGCTTCCGTCCTCCGCGTACAGAGCTAGGTCTGCTCCTGATTCATCAATAGCATTATTAACAAGTGAAACGTAGGTTGCCATGCTCTCTCCTTACATACTCTTCATAAATGCTGCTTGTCGCTGTTGCGCCATAACAGCATCACTGGGCCAATAGCCATGCTTCTCCGCGAACTCGCGCTTAGGCTTTAGCTTAGCTTCTCGTTGTACTTCTAGTCCCGGACGTGGGTCAGGGCCAGGCTTAGATTCAATGAGCGTGAACGGATAACTTTCGTTATCAACAAATCCCGTAATGCGGAAATCGTTGTCCATATTGGGGACAAGTTCTCTAGCTGCCCGTAGCACACCCACCACCTTGTTTGGTACGTCACATTCCACATTCTGCGGGATACCAAACTTCTTGTCATTAACTGACACGAAGATTGGGGCCTTACCCCTAAACTGTGTTGGATGAACTTTGATCCGGGACCAGCCCGGTTTAAGCTCTCCAATAGCCGCAGGAGCGAAGTCAAATTTCTTGGCCTCTTCCTTGATTAGATTGCGGATATCGTCCGCTGAGTGTTCCCTTGTAATAGGGATTCCATAATTTTTCTTAGCCGTTGAGCGAAGCTCTTGTAGAGTCATCTCTTCTAGACGTAGGCTAAGTTCGTTAAATTCTTGTTCTTGATTGTGTTCCATTATTTATCCTCCTCAAAGAGGAGGGGGANNTACGTATGCGGCTGGCTGTAGCTAATTGTGCCAGACAGCGGGTACTCACTGTCAGTGACACCAGAGATTACCCGAGAAGGATACGCATACTGGTACTTGACACGCACAGTGAACTTACGATCAGTATTTGTGATAGCTGTTGCTGGGGCAGTTACTAGGGCAAATACCATGTCCGTGGCCACAGAGTTTACTGGGAACGGGTTAGTATTGAACGCTCCGGCAGTACCACCTCCCGCGTGCTTCTGGATGTTAATACCTGTGCCTGAGTTACCGGCGATTTCAGTAGTAGTCGGCCAAATACTTGCATAGCCAGCGGCAGTGCCTGTGACTACAGCAGCATAAGTTTTTGCTGTGTTGTAGGCCACAAAGCCCAAAGAACCGGCTGTGGTAGCATTAGCATTGCTATCCGTAGGATCGGCGGTAAAGTCCACCGAGATTACGTCTATATCCTCTCCTACCTTACAGAAGTAGAATAGATCCTCTGCCGTTAGCGCAGTATCAGCAGGTACGGTGATGGTAATGGTGGCTTCCGCAGGTTCTACCTGACTATCCGGACGTAGCCGGATGTTTTTCTGGTAGACATCACTCTTAAAAATTGCCATTTATGTCAGTCTCCTAGATTAAGAAAGGGCAGTAGCGGCTACTTCTAGACGCGCCATCCAAAGCTCATTCAAGCGAACAGCCTGATACCAGATCTTCCAAGCCACGAACGGACGCTGGCCAAGAGGATCGGAAGAGCTTGCACCAATCTTGGCGTTATTAACCACCATATTGATGCCATTAACACCTTGTAGAGGCACAGTACCATACGCATTCTTACCAACTAGAATGCAAGAATACACATCTGCATTACTGCCACTGGTAGAGCGCATGGTTGTGGTGGTGCCACCTCCGTCCGCAAGAGGAGCAAGCTGAGGAGATAGCAAGATGCGTACCTCGTTTAGCTTGCCAATCTCGGCATCAGGGTCTAGTAGCTTGCCACTACCGTAGTTTTCAACCGGCACGAAACCGTCACACTGGCGGAAGTCGTGCTCCAAGTCTACGTGTGCGAACAGCACATAGCTAGGATTGACATTCTCAGTGTTGAAGTTGGTGCTTGAGCTAATCTTGGTGGTGATCTTTTCCGCCAAGTTACGCTTCAACTGAGTGACAGCGGCCTGCACAAGAGCAGCATCCACTGGAGTGTTTACTGCCGAGGGGGCAGTACCGTTGGCGTAGAACACCTGAGTACCACCCTTAAGAACACCCCACAAAATCATTTCCTTGGTGTTAGCTACTTGGTCCGAAAGGACAGTCATAGCATCATCAAGAGCACGATCCTCATGTAGGTCCATGATCTTATCAGTTAGCTCAATCCAGCCCCCAAACTGAGCGATCACAGTGGTTAAATCTTCGTACACTAGCTGGTTAGGGGCAGGAGTTACACCCTCTACTAGCTGCGCGGTGTTCACTGGTAGCGGACGCAGACGACGCCACTTAATCACTTCACCCTTATTCTTCGGAAGGGGCTCCACGCGACCAAACTTGTCGAGGACAAGCTTCGGCTCTAGGCGCTCCAATAGCTTACTTACGGCATAAATACCAACCCGTGGGCTAATATCACCAAAAGTTACAAAATCAGGCATTTAAGATTCTCCATATTTATCGTTGATTGTTTCGTTTCTTTAGCAAGCTAATAAGCATGTTATCTGCCTGTTCTACAGTGAGAGGACCATTACTCTCCACGCTCACATTAGGTGTTACAGGCTTGCCCGATACGGGGGCCTGAGACAAGCGCCGCTCCCTATTATCTGAGATAGCTTTAGCTTTTTGCGGATCAATTACCGGCTGACTCTCCGTGGGTGCGTCTGGCGTGATGCGCCCAGAATTAATCATATCAATAGCAAACTGATTAAACACAGCAACATAGTCGCGGTGATCCTCCGATTCCATCACCATCTTCTTCATGATGGGGGACGCCTCGTTATCAAGCCATCCCTGAAACATCGGCTGCTGAATGATATTAAATGCGTCTGGGACAACCTGTTCCAGCTTAGCACGCTCTCTTTGTACCAGTTCTTCCCTTCCTGCCTGCCTATAAGATTCCTGCACGGCTACAAGGGGATCAATGGTAGTACGTCGTAGTTCCTGTATTTCAGCCTTGACCCGAGCCTCTAGCTGGCCTTCAATAGCTTTGGCCAGTACAGGGTCGTGCTCAATTAGTTGCTGCCACTCTTCAGGAGTAGTGGGTGCGGCAGTCTGTTGCTGCGGCGTGTTCTGGGCGCTAAGCTGCATTAGCTTAGCCTTTAGATCTTCTGCTTGTTTCTGAAAAGCTCTAACCCTGCCGTCATCGGAGCGAATACGCTGCTCTGCTTTAGCTAGCAGTTCTAGCTTCTCACTAACCTTGCCTCTAACATCTTCTGACAAACCGGAAAGCCAGTCATCTGAATTAGCTGGAGTCTGCGTCTCCCGCACTTCCTCTGCTGGCTCTACTGTCTCTTTTGTATCGGGGGCGGTAGCCTCTACATCTTCAACATTCTCTTCAATGGGAGCATCCTCTTTTGTAGGGGCTCCCTTTGAAAGTGTTTCTAGTAGTAGCTTATCAGCATCCTCAACTGTAAAGTTCTCGTCGCTCATTGGTTCCTCTTTGTGTTAGCGGCAAGTGTAATAACTTGCGGCAGTTTAAGTAGTTCTTTGATAATGTTAATCTTGGCCTTCAGCACTAGATCAATCTCTCTCTCATTGTCAAGATTTTGTAGGGCAATAGAAGCATTATCTAATTGGCGTTTAAGCGCATCTTCTAAAAGTTTCCACGCCTCACTCTGGGATAGGTCGGACATTAGTTCCTCCCGCCTTATTCATTGCCTGACGTTCCTTACTAGCTGCCTCCATCCCCGCTAGGAATAGCTGGGTCTGGCGCTGCATTTCCTCACTATCAGCCTTGGCCAAAATCTGCATACGAGCCTGCTCATCCTTAGAAGCCACAGCAGCCATCGCAGACTCATAATCATACTGAGCTTTAATAACCTGCGCCCTAGCTTCCGCCATACGGGTTTGGTTAGTATTGAATTGCACTTCCGCCTGTATGTCCGCCAGTCTCTTTTCTTGGTCTGCCTTTACTTGGGCTATCTCCCTTTCTAGCTGTAGGCGTTCCTTGTCTAGCTCAAGTCTCATTCTGTCCGTCTCCGCCTTCATTAGATTGGGATCTGGGGGAGGAGGCTGCGCATTAGCGCGTTCTTGCTCTACCTGTTCTGGACTCTTAAGAATATTGGAGTAAGGAAGCCTCATTCCCATTAAAGTCACTTGGGTGAGTTCGTCCATATTAACCCACTCACCTACTGGACTGCCCTGAGCAATCTCCTGACGTAGAGCCTGAAGCTTCTGCATATCCTGAGTGTTACGGAGATAAGACGTAGACGTACGAACATCTATTTCGTACGATCCCTTAATCTCCTCCTTAGGATTGAATTGCATCTCCCAGTCATACATGGCGGTGATAAGCGGTTCTGTGATGTCATCATCCCATTCCTCGCTCTTATAAAAGAGAGGGGACGTAGCATTTTGATTCATCAGAGCCATGCCAGTAGCACTATCCCCCGCTCCTGTTGGTAGACCCAGCCCAGACAGGAGAAGAGGAATACTACTCTCCTCATCTGCCAGTTGCTTAGCTAGCCCGAACAAACTAGACAGCCCTTCATACGCATTAGGGGGTGTGAAGAAGGTGATTGCCTTAGACAAATAAGCACCGTACTCTGTACTATACCATACTTTGAACGGCGTGCATTCCAGCCCGCCGTCTGCTGGTGTAATAAGGGTGGTGTCTACAATAACCTGCGGTCCCGCAGAGATGCCAGCATTATCGAGCATCATCTTGTATGTCTCGTTCACCACGCGCTGACCATCTCTCGCTAGCATCGGAATACCGAAGCCAAATATGCTTGCTGGATCGGGTTCCCATACGGATACACAGTAAGGAACTTCCTCACATCCCTCTAGGTTGGACAATTCCACCTTAATCACAGTGCCGTTAACTGTCCATACCTCTGCAAATCTTTCATAATCATTGGGGCTATCACAGCCGCAAGCATCTAACATCTTTTTAGTAAGAGGGCCATGATATTCAATAAGAGTATAGCGATTTTTGCTAGTATTCCCGCCCTCTGTGAGGAAAGCAGGATCATTGAACGGGCTATTACTGTACTCTTTAGGTTCGTCTTGTAATACTTTCTGCAACTGGTCCTGCATAAAGTC